TCCCCGATTCCCACGGCGCGCATATAGATTGGCCGGCGGCGAAAGCCTGCGTGGGCGATATCCGCGCGCTAGGGCCCTCGGAGGTGGTCTTTCTAGGGGACCAGCTTGACTGCGGGGGCACTTTTTCCACGCATCAACGAAACTACACCAATGAGCTGACCGAGTCTTACGAAGAGGACGCGCGCCAAGCCAACGCTTTTATCGACCTTATCCAAAAGGCGGCGCCGTCGGCCACTTACCTCATGCTAGAGGGTAATCATGAAGCACACGTTGAGCGATGGGCATCCAGAACCTTCATCAACCGAGACGACGCTGAAAGTCTGCTCGGCGTGTTCGGGCCACAAGCCGTGTTGCGACTTAGGGCGCGCGGCATTCGGTACTATCGACGTAGTGAGATGTACATGGGACTCTCAATCCCGGGTGCTATCCGTCTTGGCCGCTGCTTCTTTGTACACGGTGTCTCTCACGCTAAGCACGCCGCCGCCGAACATCTCCGGGCCTTCGGAGCATCCGTAGTCTACGGCCACACGCACCGCGCGCAATCAGTTGTCGAGCGAACCGTTGTGTCGTCGGGCATTGGTGCGTATTCGCCCGGGTGCTTGTGCAAGCTTCAGCCCCTTTACAAGCACACCGTACCGACCACATGGTCACACGGATACGGCGTGCAGTTCGTCGCAAAGTCAGGTAACTTCCTGCACGTGAACGTGCCCATCTGCTCGGGCGGGTCCCTGCTGCCGAAAGTGTTGATATAGAGGGGTCTCCTATGATGTATGGACCCCAAGCTTCGTTCCGACTACGATACCGCTTCGCCAGCGGGTAAACGCCGCGCGCTGGCTACTGTTCTTAGCGACCATGAGGCCTTCGTTAGGTCTATGGTCGCTAAGTTCGTTCAGGGGCACGGAGCGGATGCGGCGGCCATACGTGCCGACCTCCATCAAGCCGGACGTCTGGGGTTGATCCGGGCTTTCGAGGGCTGGGTGCCGTCTCGTGGGGGTTTCATGACGTTTGCCTACTGGAAGATTCTGCACGAGCTGCAATGCGCTTTGCGGGATTCCCGAGGCATAGCTATTCCCCGGCGTTCCATGCTATCCACGAAACTGCAGCAACTCCGGGACCGCATCCGAGCTACGGAGGGTCGAGAGGCCACGGCAGAAGAGCTGGGGATATCCGAGGCCTGTCTCCGCCGCTGGCAGCAAGCGTATGTGGTGTTTTACAGCGCGACCACGGATAACGACTGGACCGCATTGGCGGCGATTGTAGCCGACACCTACGCCGAGGGGATCAATCTCGAGCAACTTGAGCGCGTGATAGACCGACCCCTAAACAGCCGCCGCGTACATGACGACCGATTTCTGTCGGAGAGCGGGGATACGGAGGGCCCGAAGATGCGCGCGCTGACTAAGTATCGTGCTCGGCTGTCGGCGACAGACCGGCGCAAGCTGGACGCGCACGACCCCGAGGCGATAGCTCTTGCTCAGGCGGCCCTGTGTCCTTAGAGTCGGATATCATCGCGTGCGATCGAGAGACCGGTTTGCGCGGTTCCTTTTACGAGTTCATCAAGCTCGCCTGGCCCCACGCATTTCCGGGGTTCACTTATCAGGATAACTGGAATATCCCCCTGATGGCCGAGCATTACGAGGCGTCTTTCCGCGGGGAAATTGAGACACTCGTCGTCAACGTGCCGCCTAATTCGTCCAAGTCTACCGTGACGTGTGTGCTTTTTCCCGTGTGGACTTGGGTACGGGACCCGCACCTGTCCTTCATCATGTCGGCGTACGGTACACACCTTGTCAATAGGGACTCCTACGCCAGCCAGGACCTAATCCGCTCCCCGTGGTTTCAGGCGCGTTGGGGCGACCGCTTCACAATCCCCAATGTGACGGCCGTGGAGCGCGTCCTGAACGACAAGGGGGGCTTCCGGGTGGGCACTACGCCCGGGGCCGGCAATGCCACGGGGCTACACGCGAACTTCCAGATCTACGACGACCCCAATAAACCGGAAGAGTGCACATCCGTAGGGCTGGCTAGCGTGCGCGACTGGTACGCCCGCACCATGTCCACCCGATGGCGCGCGCCCCCCGACGTCTTGGCCACTATCTGCATCATGCAGCGGCTGCATTGCGACGACCTGGCCCAGATGTTCTTGGACCGGGGGGCCGTGCATATCATGCTACCCGCCCAGTTCGATCCGGCTCGGCGCATGCGTACGGCTTACGGCTACGACCCTCGCACGGAGAAGGGCCAGTTACTTGACCCCGTGCGTCTGCCGCAGAAGAAAATCGACGCGCTGAAGTTGACTCTAGGCACTATCCACGCGGCGGCCCAGCTCGACCAGAACCCGGTTCCTGAAGGTGGCGCGGTATTCAAGAAGGAGCACTTGAAGTATTGGCTCGAGAAGCCGGCCCGATTCGATCAGATAGTGCTTTCATGGGACTGCTCATTCAAAGACGAAGAGGGTACTGATTACGTCTGCGGTCAGGTCTGGGGTAAGTTGGGGGTAGACTTCTACCTGCTAGACCAGGCGTGGGATCGCATGTCGTTTTCGGAGACTTTGCTCCGATTGTGCCAACAGGCCAAGAAATGGCCCGAAGCGACGGCAAAGTTGGTCGAAGACAAGGCGAATGGTCCGGCGGTGTTGTCTGTTCTGGCTGCGAAGCTCTCGGGCCTGGTGGCCATAACGCCCGAGGGGGGCAAGTTCTCCCGCGCGGCGGCGACCACGGGGTTTTTCGAGGCCGGCAATGTGTACTTCCCCGACCCGAAGTTGCCGGGGTACGCATGGGTAGAGGACTTCGTGACGAACGAGCTGCTCCGTTTCCCCCGGGCGTCGAACGATGACCGCGTAGACGCTATGACTCAGGCGCTCATATATCTACATAGGAACCAGAACTACTTGCGGGCGGCGATGGAGAAGGTCCGGGAATACCTCGGTCGGGTTGACATCTAGCTGTTGCGTCGTATGTTGGGGGGCGTGCTCGATCTACACGAAGCCGTGGCCGAACTGTTCGCCCAACCCGCGGGCTTTGCTGACGAAGACTGGGGGCGCTTCCGTAGATTCGGCAAGCAGGTAAACAAGTACCGGACTATCCCCAACACTCGGATACCCTTTTCGTTGACGACCCGCGCGCCGGATGTTTCGCATCCGTGGGCTAAGGGCTGGACAAGAAACGCGCCGGCCTTATAGTAGGGACATGGCTTTTGCAGACCTGCAACAGGGTATCCTAGAGGAGTTCGTTAGCGCCGCACACCGCGGCCGCGCACCGTTTTTGCCGGAGACCGGCTTGGAGACCGACTATGAATCAACCAAAGCAAGATGGCGGGCCTACTCTGCCGCACGTAGGGCCCATAATCGCGAAGCTCGCCGCGTGGCCAGAGCGCAAGTATGACATTGCCGAGGGGGCGCCCGTGGAGGCGAACTGGAGGCCATGGGGGCATAGGGAAAGAGTAAGGGCTACCCTACAAAAGGTCATGAGGATCGGATACATACATCGCCTGCTGTCCCGATTAGGTGCCGACTAAGCCGGTCTACCCCGAGGTTCGATTCCTCTGGGCGTCGTGTGTAGCATCCCACGGCCCGTCACTTTCCTGGACAGGACAAATATAAGCCGGCACTTTTTCTGACCCCTCGTACATGTGAGCCAATGCCCTATGATGTCCGTCCACTATGATAGCTTTACCCTTAGGCGGCTGAACGAGGATTATCGGCTTTATACTCCCATCACGGATTTCGGGGACGAAACGCTCTACACGTTCTCGATCCGAAGCCTTGGAAGCCTGCCACCCGGCGCGGCCCGAGTAATCGATATCCGTGCGCCTGACATTGGTCTGCTTCCATTGGCCCGCAAGCACCCATGAGATGGCTTCGGGCGGGAAGTCTTCTGACATCACCTTGTGCACGGTGGCCGCCTCGGCATCGCACCGGATGTTATCCCATTCGGCGTCTACCTCGGCCGTGTCTACCGAGTCCTTGCGCACCGGCGTATTCGGCCTGTTGACGCCCGATGACGCGCCCGGTTTGCCGCCAGGGGTAAAGGTCTGCGTTTTGGCATTGAGTGCCGCCTTCGCCAGCTCGTGCGCCTGCCCCGCCTGGTCTACAGCCGCCTGACGGTCCTTGTCCGCATTCTCCTGTTGCGTCTTGGCCTCGTCCGCCGCATTGGGCGGTAGCTCGGCCTCTTGGAGTTTCTCCGCGCGGAGTCCGGTGTCGATCTCCGTGTCGAGGTGAAGTTCCCCGTTGCGGAATCGCGACTTGGCCACTTCTTCGGGGAGAAGAATCTTGTTCGCCACGTAGGCGGCGTCCGACTGGGCCATATTCCATCGGATCGTCGACTGCTCCACCTCGGACGGTTCGTAGAGCTTTGGCCACACGAACTGCACACCCGCCGACGGCAGTCTGCCTTTGGTGGGGCCGTCCTTGGCCAATAGAATCAGAGTGTATACCCGGCGTAGCCGGGGCTCGAGATCGCTCTTGATTTCGCCCGATACGACGTCGTAGAATCGGCGGAAGTCCGCGTCACCCGTGGCATTCAGCCCCGAGGGTTCGCGGCCAAACAGTAACGCCACGGGCATATTCACCGCCGCCGCCAGCCGAAGCATCAGCATGTGAATGACATCGGCCACTCCAGTAAGTGGCGTGGTTTTACGCTCAAACTTCTCGTTCTCCGCGTCGATATAAAGCATCGTCCCCGACGAACGCGACTGGTCCACAAGCCGCATGCGTGTCTGCAGCGTCTGCGGGTCGCTCGAAATCATCTGGGCCAAGCCGTTGATCGACATACATGCCTGGGCCAGGTCGGACATCAAATTTGACACCGACTGAAACGACATATCAAACTGCCGCATGGTGTCGTAGGGGGCCTGATAGCGAGACAGGGTCCACCCGAGCAGTCGGCGACGCATCAAGAAGTCTACGGGTGCGCCATCGAACCGCACGACGCGGGTCTCATGTATGCGAGTGTTGGCCGAACCGCCGAAGGGGTTTATGATCTCCCAAGTCTCCACCTCGCCGTATTTGGGGCCAATGTCCGCATACCATGTAGACGCGAACACGAATCGACGGTCCACCCATGACAAGTATCGGATAGTCTTGATGTTTTTCTCGTTCAGCGGCGTGGACATGTCCTGACCGTCGTCCGCACCAATGATTAGTATGCCGCCGCCATAGACCCCGGCGAACACCGACGCCTCGTAGGCCCTTGCGACGAGCCCCAAACGGCCGGCATAGACCTCTGCGGCCTTTGCGATATCCGCGCCCGAGTCTTGTGTCACTTTATCCGCGGCCGGTGCGACCTTGCGATTTGAGTTCGGGCGGGTGGGTGTCGTAACCCCCTTGGCCAGACCCTCCCCATAGGGATCCGGAGCCGACGCCGCAATCGACGACGCCGGCTTATTGGCCGTAGCGTTCTTGGGGTCTGCGCCGCCAGCAATGGGCTGCCGCTTGCCGAGTTGTTCCGGGTTGGCTGCGTTCAATCCCTTCAGGGGCCCGTTGCCGGATGCGTTGTCCGGCGAGGCGCCGAGGGGGTCTACGAGCGGCGAACCCGGGGCTGCCGGGCCGGACTCGCCCGAGGCTGGCTGCTCCGTGGGCTCACGCCCGGCATCCTTGACGCCCTCTTGGTCTAGGTCTTGTGGGATGACCAAGCACCAGCCGCGCCTGAACATCTCGTTAGGGCGCGCGGTGGCGATACGGTGGGCAATGTCGTTGTTATTGAAAAGGGCTGTGAGCTGGGTGTCATCAAGGCGAGGCGCCTCTATGAAACGACCATACATCACCTTATCACGGCCGTAAACACCGTGACCAGTCATGGGGTTTATCCAGCCGCCGCCCGATTGCGGGCCCGAATTCCCTACGAGCCCATCCAGGAGGTTGTCGTTACGCCAGGCCTCGTGATATGTCTGTAGGGCAGTCTTGGGGCCCTCGACTACGGCGGGGGCGAGAAGAGGACCCGGGCCCTCCATGGCGGCGATGGTGCCGCACAAGGCCATCGCGTAAGCTCGGGCCTCTTCTGCGGGTGTATGCCCAATGGCCTCGCCCGAGTCGTTTCGAGAAACATCCATGGCGTATTTTAGACCCTTCGACGGCAAGCCGTGCTAAAATCCCTGTTATGGACGAATGGCTGCCCCCTCAAGAGAGACCCGAAGCGAAGAAGAAAAAGAGACTGCAGGAAACGCAGGCCCTGGTCGCTATAGTCGAAACTGACGTGGCCTTAGCCCGCGCCCAACAGGCCCGCGATCTGGTCGAGATACAGAGTGACGCGCTGGCGCTTGTCAAGTCGCAGATTCAGAAATGGCTCAGGTTGTCGGACTCCCCCGACTTCGCGAATACCGTGGGCCCAATAGAGCCGGCGATTCTGCTGAAGTTGGCCGAGCTGGTGCTAAAGTACGCGCGAGTCGACTCGGGCCTGGCCACGGAGAATCATGCGCACGCGCATGCGCATACGGACATCGACTTCTCAAAGCTATCACAAGCCGAGCGAAACGCGTGGCTGGCTATGGCTGAGAAGATGCGCGGTTGACAATTAGGTGGGGCTGATTATAGTGGGGCTATGTTCATAGCGGTTTACGCGAGGGCTCTGGTCTTGTTTGAAACGGCCGATGCCGCGGAGAAAGCAGCCGAGGAATGAACCTCCTAGCTATCGACCCCGGGAACACTTCGGGGTTCGCCTACTTCGTATCAGGACAGCTAGTGTGGGCCCTGGAGGCACCCCCAGATCATGACGTGCCCTGTTTGTTAGGTTCTTTAGTGGTCATAGAGTGCCCGGTGCGTATCTTCAAGCAGGCCACCGTGAATAGCATCCTACATCTATCCAGATGCGTTGGGCGCTATCAGGAGCGATACCGAGAGAACAAGCAGAAGCTTGTCGCCCCCCATGAATGGAAGGGCACCATAGACGGCGACATCATGACCAATCGTATCGAGGCCCAGCTCACCCCGGCCGAACGGGCACTTTTACCGACCAAACCGCGCGGGGGGTTGGACCATAATATGCTCGATGCGATCGGACTAGGTAAGTGGTCGCTCCGACAACCGTGGGCTAAACGATAGTCGACCCCGCCGAGTATGCGTCGGACATGACGGACACCCTACCGCTCTGCACATATACTTGACCGCCCGCGGCACGGGCCGATATTAGCAGCGCTGATCCGGTGTATGAGTTCAGGCTAACCGGCGCGTATTGCCAAGAGGCTCCCCCGTTTGTCGACGTGTAGACCCTCGTAAGGATGGCCGTCTGGTCTCCCGCGGGGGGTACGGCCAGAGGTCCCGCTACAGCCACCAGAGCTAGGCCCGAAGATACCAGCTCGGATATCTGGCGCGATCCGAAAGAGCCAGATGCCGGCAGAGCCCCCTTTTGAGTCCAGGCCACGCCGTCGATAGACGTCCAGAATGTTGCGCCCGACGCGCCTGTCACGGCCACGACCCAATATGCCCCGTCGATCGCCGTGTGATAAGCCAGCCCCGCAATCAGATTGCCGCTGCCGATACCCATCGCCGACGGGAAGGTGTACGTTGTTGTGGCTAGCGAAGGTGCCGTCACGGCATACGTATTATCCGCATCCGCCGCCGTGATAGTGAAGGCGGGCGAAGAAACGACCATGAGCTTATTGACCGTTGTCGCGCGCGTAAGTAAAGTTGTGCTTATGGAGGCGTTATATAGCTGCCACCCCACACCCCCGCTAGCTATGATTATGGTGGTGCCTATAGTGGTAATAGCCCCGACGTTCCCTGCATGGGGTATCGTGGCGCTTGTGGCGCCCGTAGTCGCGTTATTTATGTTGAAGGTATATGCACCTACATAGGACCCATCCGTGGCCAATACGAGCCAGGGGCCGGATGTGCCCGCACCGGGGCTGGGGCAAAAGGATAGTATCTTAGTGGGTACGCCTTCGCTACCGGTTGTAGGCCAGACGGTATTATCCGCATACCACTGCCCGTCCCCGTAGCCCCATTCAATATGTGGCTGGGAGCCGCCGGCGGCATACAAACTACCCCGAAACCACAGGCCTGTCTGCGGGTCGTATCCGGAGGCCATGAGCGTAGCAACGTTGCTGCTGCCCGGATCGACTACGGGTTGCCAGCCGATAGGTATTTGCTGCAGGAACTGGTCGCGCTCATTGAAGAGATAGTTGACAGCTTGTGCTCCTACCGGCACTAGATTCGTAATTTGATTATAACCGGGGTCCGTTTTGGTGGGTGTGCCCACATCCGGACCGGATGCGTAGTTCGTCGCGGACGACCACGGGAAGGTATCGAGACTCATTAGACACTCCTATTAGACGCGAAAGAGAGGCCCCCGCCGAAGCCGACGGATCCGAATGTTATCGTAGTCGCGGGTGTCGCCGAAGACGAGACGAGCATGCCACGGGTCCCGGCCGAGCGCACCCGGGGTAGCATAGCCAGTAGCGCCGCTATGGCTCCAGATGAGATACCGATAGCATCAACCTCGAAGGCTGCCGCACCGGGCTCCCAATACTTGGCCAGAGTCGTCGATAGCCCGAAATTTGTGAGTACTTGCTGAACTACAGCTATGACGTCTAATGCCCTACCCCGCGACCGATTGATCAGGATTCGCAAGTACAGGGCTGGCACATAGGTCGCGTCGTTGCGACCCCCGCGTGGCTCCCCTACAATGGCGCCGAGGTTGTCTAGCGCCACGGAAAAGTCCTGCCCAGCGATGGGGTAGTTCTTCAGTACATAGGCGTTTATCACAGACCAAATCTGCTGCTCTAGGAGCTGAAACCTGTTTGCCAGAGATGTAAGTACGCCCGTGATAGCCGGTTTACCCGCATACTCCGACGTCAACAGACCTAGAGCCGTAGCCGCCTTATTGTAGTCTACGTTAGGAACCATTGACCGTCACCAGCGCCAGAACGGGTATCTGATTGGGCAATATGAGGATGTTAGCCTCACTCGATGGTGGGTTCGTGGTGCCGAGGGCCCAGGACGGTATGTCCGTCACGCCGTTACCCGGAACTAGCGCCGAGGCGACCATGGGTATAGCCAACACATTCACGCCAAACGCCCATGCCGATACCGTGTATGCGGTGACCGCGCTCTTTATGGCTGCGGACTGCGCACTTGTCAAAGTAGTGGGTGTCGTCACCAGGTTTATATAGATCGGTACAGAGATACCGATATCGAAGTATATGGTATGTGTGCCGCCCAATGAGTCCGTCACGACCGCAGACAGAGCCCCAAAGGTGGCGATGCCCGAACCCTTTTCACTCCAAATGGCTTGTGCTATCGCCGCCAACGGAGTGTTACCGCCCGGCGTGGGGTTGCCGTCCCAATAAACCACATGTATGGCGTGCGGGGGTACCCCATTGATGTCCGGCTCACTCGTCGCATTCTCAGTCACCCAGCACGAATTGGTCGCCGCGCCGTAACCCGAGAAGTACGGGGATACGGCTTCGACTACCGCAGCTTGCACCGCGTCAATATTGCTACCCCCCTGGGCTGAGAGCTCGACATTTCTTCGCAGACGCAAGGATGTATCTGTATCGGCGGCCTGCCCCGGTATTGCTGCATTTGGGTTAGTCACGGACAACCATCCGCCAACGGGGCTACCTATTTGAGTGACCGTGGCCGCCGGGGCTCCAACAACACCGGTCTGTGTGGACAAGAACGCTACCGCTGGGCTTGTCCAATTGTGCGTGCCGTCGCCCGCGTAGGTCAGGGTTGTTTCCAGCGACCAAGTATTAGTCGGTTGCCCCGCCACACTGACCAGAGAGCCGGCGGAGACCGTAGTCCCTGGCGCCAAGACTAACGTACAATACACGACACCGTATGTGGCGACCTGGGGGATCGTTCCGGTGAGCGCCGATACATTTGCTAAGAGCACACCCTCAGCGGCGTTGGGGTTGACCATGTTGAAACACGTGGCCAAAAGCTCCGTGGCTTGCTGGTACTCCTTGGCGAAAATGCCTATGATCTGCCCGAACGCCTGGTCCGGATCAAGATCTATGCCTGCGTCAATGTTTGCACTGAATTGCCCCCCCAGATACGTGACCTCATCGTCCTCGGTAGAGGGAACGAAACCTGCGGCGGTGGTCATATTGATGGGCATGATCTAGGTTCCGGGCGCGGTGACGATGAAAGGCTTTCCCAGTCCCCCACTAAGTAGGAGACCCTCGTTCGTGACGCAAACAACCGCCGCATTTAGCGTCCTAGATGTGGGGTCAAAGTCTAACGATACTGACTGTACCGACGCCACACCGGGGCAATCCAAGCACACCTGCACCATTAGGGCTGCTATTGTGGATAACTGCGGGTTCTTTACGTATACGTAGGTAAAGTAAGGGAAACCCAACAGCGCATTGCGGAACCACTCACCCTGCCATAGATTGAACAGCGCCGTCAACTTAGCAGCAGTGATTGCCGCATTAGACGTCACCAGTCGCAGATTCCCTGAGGTAGTGTCCAGGTCACCGGTCGGGTTCAGAAGGAAGGACGACACGCAGCATTTTAGCGTACTTACGCGCGGCTCGTCCCCCTGTTTCCAGCCACGCTATAATGCGCTCTCTTTCACGCCAAGCGCCGCGGTTCTCTGCTAAGGCCAGGGCGGACACCACGGACCCCAACGGCGCATACTCTCGGGGCGCGGTCATACAGCCTTTACGGTGGTTGAGGCCACGGGGGACGGTGAATACGGCGAGGGTGGTGAGAAGCCGATCGGATTGCCCGGCGTGGTGGTTGTGGCTAGCGAGACGGCCGAGGATAGCGCGCTGATAGCCGAGGCCACCTTCCCCAACTCTGTAGCCACCTTGGAGGCCAGGGCTACCGCGTCCGATGTGCCCCCCAGTTCTATGTCCGATGTCGATATCTTGATCTCCGGGCCGCCGTCCCGCCCTATGATTATCTTGCCGGGGTCGCCCGCCGGATCAGAGAATACATAAGCGTCCGGGGCGAACATAGGGATGGCGAAACAGGAGTCCAGTGTATGCTTGCCGACGAAAAACGGGTCCGTAGGTTTTGGTCCCGTCGCGGTTTGCTGCGATGCGCGCCACGTATCCGTCGACAAGTCTGATGATAGGAGCAGGACAGAATCCCCGACCGACACCGGTAGCCACACGAAGAACTTTCCGCCGCGCATAGTGCCGAGCGGAACATCGCAAACGGCGGCGGCATCTTCGAACGACACCTGTCCTATGGGATCCGTGTGAGGTGTCGTGACCGCTATTTGTACGTCCACGGTCATGCGATCCGGGTGCACGGCCGTCACGGTAGCGGGTATGCACTTGCGCATGGCCGTCAAAACATCGTCCTTCTGTTGACCGATAATTTCTGCTTGGGATCTGGGTAGGGGCATCAGGATAACTCCGCGCTCATGCTGTGCAACGTAACCCTGACTAGTAGCGGACACAATCCATTTCTACATAAAAGTCCTTTTTGAATGTGGACCCGGTATACCTACATTTATCTACCCTATAACCACCAACCACGAATTCGCAAGGGGTCAGACCGGACGGGTCGTTAGGGCCGATGAAATTCACCAGGGTGCCCGGAGCAATCTGCGGGATAAGTAGCGACTTGGCCTGGACAACGCCTTGCGAGTCCGCGGTCGGCGATTCTACCAGACCCGTATCCGGCGATATCTGTACGGCCAAAGTGGTTGACAGCGCCTTGCCCGCGTTTAGGAGTTGGACCGCGCCGTCTTGTACTGACCATTCGAGGCCTGCCGATCGAACGATATCCGTAAGGCGGGCTCGCGCATCGCCCAGGACAGCCGAGCCGTTGATCATAATGCCGCCGACATCCCCCAATACATCGGCGTTCACAGTGGCCGTAGTCTTGCCTAACGCCGCCGCCAAAGCCGAGATGGCGTCCTTGATGGATACCCGGGGTCCCATGGGTATCTGAACCGCGGCGTGGGCGCCCTTCAACGTCTTCTTGTCGGGGGATACACGGGTTAGTCGGGCCGTAGTGTCCTCTGAGGAGATCTTGGTGACGAAGTCGGTCAAGCCCTGACCGGTTCTCTCCGACCGCGCCGAGCGGACATTGCCCAGATAGAGAAGCTGCGACGCGCCGATATAACCGGCCTCCAGTCGCACGGTCAGGGCGCCCGCAGAGCCTAGCGCTTTACGGTGGTCCGAAGTTAGATTATAAACCTCGAGCTCGCACCTATTGGGCTCCGTAGCCTTCAGCGACTTGTCGATGCGAAAATCGATGTCCAAGCCGTCTACGGTAAGCCCGGTGGCGTCGGATGTGTTGAACACAGCGGACACAAGGGGGGTAGACCCTCCAGTGGCGCCCAGGGTCAGTTTGACCTCGCGACAGAAAAGCTTGGAGCCTACAAGGTTACTCACGTGGCATTCTCATCCACATATGGGTTCCGAGTCGGATCAAGAGCATTCGCTATCATATCCGATTGCGGCACGTAGTACAAGTTGACGCGCACACCCCAATCGCCCACGCTGGCCGGAGAGTCGTCATTGCCCGATGTGATGGCGATAAGCTCACCGGGGGGTGTGGTATACGGGCCCAGTAAGTATATATCCGATACTAACTTCAGACCAGCCACATACACGGTAGATCCGTCCAGAGACGCAATTGTCAGATAATAGACCTCTTCGCGGTTGTTGTACCGAAAGGACAACTTATAGGTCACCCCATCCAGGGCCACGTTCTGGTCCCAATATAGAAAGGCGGAATCGGTAGGTATAAGTTCCATCACTTTGTTGCCGCGCGAGAGCCCGTGGACTTGGGTGTGCTTGTATTGCTAGCCGTGGTCGATACCGCCCCCTTATTCGTCGTGGGAGAGGACGAGGCCACGGTGGGTGAAGGCGCCGCGCCTATAGATGACGACACCACACGTATCTGCTTGAAAGCGAGTTTGAACTCGGCCGCCCCCGCCCCGATAGCCGCAGACCGAGTCATCGATATCGTCTTCAATACCATGCTGGTGTACATGGCGCGAGGAGTGTGAATGGTGACCAAGAGTGCTTTGTCTCGAATTCGCGTCAGGGTGGTATACGCGTTGGCCACGTAATCCGTGAACGACGCGAACTGCGTGATTTGCGGGAGCACTAGCTGGGATGGGAACTTCGGGGCCAAACCCACCGCCTGGGCCGCCAGGTCTATCAACAGGCTCTGCGATATCTGCAGGTTAGGGGCGGGTATATCTATTGTGACCGCGGTCACCTGGGCATCGGGGGATTCTATGGGGTGATTGGTCACAATGCCCGTAAGAGTCAACTCATCTGGCTGGGGCCTTATGTGATCCGTAATATCCACACCCTGCTCAACAGTGTGCTCACATATGAGGGACTCTCGCGTATGCTGCTCTTCCTTGACACAATCGAACTGGAAGACGGACGTGGCTTGTGAGGCAGGATCGGTCCATGTAAACCACGCGGGGCGGTAGGTTGTGTCGCGTACGCCTTTGGGCGTAGAAGTCTGGTCCAGATACGATGCCGGGGGCACGCCCTGGGTGAGGCCAAGCGAGTCAAGAGGGTTACTCAGAGATGTCATGGGGCCGGGGAGAACAGATTATCGGGTTGGGACGAGAAGGCCTGATTGTAGGTGGCTTGCTGCTCAGCTATCTGCGCTTTACGCACGGCTTCGGCTATTTGTACGGGGTTCAGCGGCGCCGCGCCGGGGGCTTGTGTGACTGCCACATGTATGGTAGTCTGCCTATTATCCGTCACGTGCGTTGTCTGAGTGCCCCCATTCACATGCCCCGCATTGGGCACCTCGGACAGGTTTCTGACCTCTCGAGACACCCCGGCACTCGTGTCTTCAAAGCCGCCGGTCTCGGAGGCTATGCGGTTCTCCCGCTGCCTTCGAGTAGTACCTCGGGGCATATCAGGGAATGCGGCGGCAGTAGCCCCGGCGGCCCTGTCTAGCAAAGCCTGCATCTTTTCCCACTGCTCATTAGTCCTCAACACATCGGCACCAGCATTCGACACCATGGCCGATTCCGCGTCCCCAATGGCGTCCCCGCCCCCGATTAGCTTATTCCGTATGGTGTTGGGCAGATTCAACACGAAGCCGACAGAGCCGCCTATCATGCGAATCATGTCGTATACCGTCTTCAGTCCGGCATAGACCAGATTGACGGCCATGGCGAAGTTCAGGAAGCTAATAATGACGGCCCGGATTATAGTGGGGAGCTCATCGGCCAAGAAGTCCGCCAGGTCTTGCTTCAACGTGTCGAAGGTGGTGCTATCGCCCAGAATAGCCGTGGCGAGCGCCTCGAAAGACTTCTTCAGGTTGTCGACTAGCTTCTCTTTCCCCTCGACACCGTACAGGGTTTCGAGCCAATGTCCCGTGGTGGAGTCTACCCCCGTGAGTAGGCCATAAACATCGTCAAAAGCCCAGTACAAAACGGCCACCGCGGCGGCGATACCCGCCATCACCAACGCAGCCTGCCCGAAGTTCTTCAGGGCGAAGGTAGCCCGGATGGCCATGGCCAAGCGGGACAGAGCCAATATGGTACCGGCGCCGCCGAGAAAGAGGAGAGCGGTCGTCAACGTGGTCGTGGTCTTGACCCAGTTGAGCATCCACTTCATATTTTCTAGCGAGCGGTTCTGCCACTTTATTAGCGCCGGCAGAAGGTTTTCCATCACAGCGGACGATAGCGCCTTCACACCGAGCCGCTGTAGGTTTATCTTTTCCCACACCTCCTTGGACATCCGAATCATGCGCTCAGACGGGCCGCCCGTAAACGTCGCGTAGAGAGCGAACTGCTTGCGAAGCTCCACGGACCCGTGCTGAAGAATCGGTAGCAAGGCGGACCCGCCACGGCCCAGCGCGCGCATAGCGAAGGCTGTCCGGGTGGCCTGATCCGGGATAGCAGCCAGCTTATCCGCGAACTCGAATAGCAGCTCATCCGTAGGCTTGATCTTGCCGTGCGCGTCTCGCACGGACAAGCCCATCTGATGAAATATCTTACTCGTGCCTTTGGTGCCCAGGGCCACTTCGCCCGTGGCTCGATTGAAGAACCGGAAAGCCGTGGTCAGTTCGACGAAGGATATCTTCGACTTATCCGCCATGAACTGATAAAGCTTCAGCTCCTTGGTAGAAATACCGAGCTTCTCGGCCATGACGTCTAGCCGAACGGCCGCGTCAATTTGCTGCTGGACGAAGTTGGAAATCCCCCGCCCCAAACGGATTAGACCGTAAATAGTGGTGGCCGAGACAATGGTCTTCATGAGACCGTTGCCCCCCATACCTGCGCCCATGCGCTTGGTCGAGGCTGCAGCCGAGTCCGCCGCACGACTAACGCCCCGCAGAGACGTCACAACCGCACGCGCTTTGGCGTCGACGGCGGCTAGCTTCTCAGCCCCGCCCACCTCTATGCCGAGGCGTACGAATAGGTCTCTCAGCGCCATTTACCTACATCACCTAAAGCTGCGGGGCGTTAGTCCCATTTTAGCGGGGGTCGGCCATGGCCTTCTCGTGGGCGGCCTTCTCGAAATCCGACACCTGGGCTATGGCGTCATGATAATCGAAGAGGTCCTCCAAAGACCACTCCGTCTCAACCTCACGAAGAGTGGCCGAACCCTTTATGACGGGGAGCCAGAGGACGATATCGGCGCGCTCGGGGCCGCCATCGCCGCCATCGCTTTCGTCTTCAGTTCTGACACGACGCCGGGGGTTATCCCCAACTCGCCCAAAAAAGAACCGAAGCTGACCTCCAAACAGGCCCAAAGCCAGCGGAGCATGGTACCGTACTTATCCGCGAAAATCTCGTCAAACAGCTTTGCGAGCTCATACGTGTGTTGGCCGCCGTCCTCGGAGTACGTGGTGTTAGCGGCGAACGTGTCGCATAGAAAGTCCACGTCGGCATCCGTCAGGGCTTGAACCGCCGCGGCGAAAGAGTCGCCAGCAAAACCCGAACCGACAACCTTCGTGATGCGGGTCAACACCCGTCGGCCGTCTTTGGCCCCGAGTTGCTGTATGGTGAACGTAATCCCGTCAATGTCCTTGGTAACGCTTTTACGCATGATGGCCTCACTAATAAGAGACCACCACCGAAGCCGACCCGTCACGGCCGCGCAAAGCCAAGTCGATCTCCACAGTCACGTTCGCGTGCTCATACACCACTATTGGGGCCGCGGGGGCCAGACCGATAAGGTGCAGAACAACGAGCAGCACTGAGGCCAAGGATCAACCCGCGGCGTCGAAGCGGACTAGGTCAGCACAACGCAGGAGCCATTCCCTCTTCGTGGTCTTGGACCCCACCGTAACCGTCGGCGGCTTCTTGATCCAACAATGTGCCGCGGTATAGACCGTGGTCCCTGACCGGCGCGACCGGACAAGCATCGGGCCCACGCCCGTACCGTTGGTGGCTGCCGCCTTATCCGCGTTGTTCAGGGCCGTCAGGAACGTGTTGCCCGCCGAGGTCTGCATAAGCGTGAGCTTGATGTCCGCCGTCGCATTGTTGGTGCGCGCCCGAGCAACCTCGCCGTCCGCGCCAACCTCATCCGTGAAGTCGTCGGCAGTCTGTTCGATGGAGAGAAAGTCCTCTTCCTGAAGACCAGAGTCGATCAGAATACCCATGAAAACCATGGTGTAGTCCGCCGAGTTGAAATTCGCGAAACCGCCGATTGACATGACCGTAAGCTCCTTAGCTCGTCAGAGTGACCGAGAGGTTCGCGTAGACGATGGCGCCCGCAAGCTGCGCGTTGATGAAAGCATAACCCGCGGGGATGGTGCGCGCCGCGCGTGCCGTAGCCGGAAGCTGAGCAACCTGGGGGAGAATGATAGTCGGAGCCGGGGACTGGGCAATGAAGCCCGAGGCCTGGAATTGCTGGACCACACCGCCCCATGTAGAGCGATACATATCCATACCAGCATCCGTATAGGGGACCTTCTGCACACCGAGCTGCATGGCGAAGGTCTGAATCTGCAGCGTATTCACGAAGGCGTCACGTCCGCGAATGATGTCGATCCACTCGCCGTCCGGAGTCTTTCCGAACTGCGTGACGGGGACGCCCGCAATCTGCGTATAGACGGAGCCGTTCTTCGCCGCGATATTCGAAGCCTGGGAAGTCGTGAGCGTGTCGTAATTGACGCCCGCGAGGGTCTTGTAGGCCCATTGTTCGGAACCAGCGACAGTAGGGAAGAGCTTGCCCACCCATGCCGCGCCGGAGTACGAGAGCAACGAAGTCCAGCTCAAGATGCCCGGGGAGCGTGTGTACGCAGCGTGCTTGACCGCGTAGAAAGCGCTTGTCGTATCGCCCGAGGGGGCCGAGACATTCACATCGTCCGTGTTGTTCCACACGAAGATACTGCCAGCATTGCCGACGGCGTTTGCCTCTGTCCAGGCAGCCAACGCGGCAATCTCGACCAAAGAGTTGGAATCGCAGGCCAGTCCGTACCAGGCGGGGTCAAAGGCGTAGACAGCCGCGATATCAGCCGCGGTGTAGGACGACGCGTCCGTGGTGACATCCGCGAAGGTCGAGTGCGCGTGGTCCGGTTGTACGTCGAGCAGAACGCCCGCGGTACCCGCCGTAATAGTGACAACCGCACCAACCGCGGCGGCGGTGGCCGTAGAGCCGATGGCCGTAAAAGCCGTAGCGAGCGCAGCAGCCAGCGTGGTAGCATCCGTACCCACGACGCCCGTCGATGCAAAGCCCGGCACGACCGCGCCCGAGGGGAGAGTCACACCGGGTCCGACAATCGTGAAAGTCGACTGACCGGGCATGCGCACCCCGATCGTATAGACATCGGTGGAGTGCGTCGAAGTACAGGTGATTTGAAGTTTCTGCGTGAGTGCGTGCTGGCGCCGACCGATCTTCCACTTGGGGACGGCGGGGCTCTGCGATGCAACCGCCGATGCCATGAGATACAGCGGGTCAGTGACCTTGAAGCCGTCCGACACCATGCCGCCCAGCGTCGAGTATTCTCGGACCAGATCTGTGTAGTACGTGTGGTACCCAAACAGAAGAGGTTCGCCGAAACCCGCCGCCGAGGGCGACGCCGCCGACACGGAGACCGTAACATTCAATACGTCGGTAAGGCTCATGCTGTCCTCATTTTAGCGACTACGCCCCCACCACCGACCAAATACCCTCGGCCAAGCCCCGCTGCAGCATTGTCCAAGGGAGTTTAGTGCCGTACGCGACGAAGGTGCCGTTGGCGGTAGGTGAGTAGGTGATGGTCGTGCCCGTAGCATCCGCGGAAAGGCACCAATGACTGTATGTAGATGTGCCCACAAAGCGGAATATCTGTTCTGCCAGTTCTGCCGCTGCGGCCTTTGATATGACCGGATTCGTGGCGTCGAAAAGTGAATAAGGCGCGGCTGAAGTCGCCGAATACCATATCGTTACACCACTAGTCGAGGCCTGAACCTGGAAGTGGGACTGGCTAGACGTACGGCCACTGCCCACCACAATAAGCGACGGGATCGCTGCGGGGGAGACGAAGATAAACGCCGATGACGTACCTATCGACAGGTTTGCCATTATCGCGCCGAAACGGTCAAATTGCCAATTGTGAATTGGGCCGTATCGGTGGCCGCCAGTGCCGTAGAGGTCAACGGCCCGTAGACCCAGAGGTTGCCCCCGGTGGCCGCGTCATACAGGCCCCAACCCACAACCGAGATGGAAGTCGAATTGCCCATGGCGGCTAGGGTCAGGTTGACCGCGTTGGCGATGGTCGAGACGCCGGCAGACGCCGAAGGCGCCCCGAAGCTGGTGGCTGGCACGATGGCCAGGCGGGCGTAGGTGGGGGCCGCTGCGGCCGTCACTTCCGTGCCCGCGGCGCCGTTACCCGGCGCGGTCGTGAACAGCGCCATATACAAATTGGCGGGGACGGCGGGAAAAGGCGTGCCGCGAAAATAGTTGAGCAGCGCGGCTTGCGCGTACGTGGAGAGGCCGGCGATAGTCGACATGCTTTATTGTAGCCCCTACAAGCAAAAACCCCCGACCCAACTGCTAAGGCCGAGGGTTTTCACCCGCTCATGTTGAAAACCGACCGCGATTATTGTAGCGACAAAGAAAAGCCCCGGGAACCTTTCGGTAGCCGGGGCCGACCCGTCTTAGGGGTTACTTATTCTCCGATAAGTTAGCCGGAAGCGCCATCCCAGGCCACGAACGCACCCGGGTAGGAAACGCGAACGCCGCCGATACGCATGTGGCAGGGCACCTTCGCGGTGTAGTTGATGAGCTGGGGCGGAAGCTGCTCGAATTCCATCGGGATAACGAGCTGTATGTTCTCTTCATTACGTTCGAACATCATGATGCGCGGCCCGACGGTAACGCCGTCCTGCTTGTAGCCCGCGGTCTCGAGCATGGGCGAAAAGAACACGTTCTTGATGAAGGGCGAGATACCCACCATATAGTTCAGAAGCGTGTCCGTCGTAAAGGTCAACGACCGGGGTTGCTGCGCCAGAACCGCCCACAAGGACAGGGGGAAGACAACCGTGTCGGGCCGATGAATGCCCTTGGTCGTCACGAATATCTGATTCTGCATCTTCGTCCAGTCGGCCATGATGGCGGACAGCGGCGTATTCGCGTTCGTCCAATCGTTCACGCCCACCTGAACACTCAGGTTGGGGAAGTTCGTCAGACCGTAAGCGGCCAAGGGGTCGGTTGCGGCGGACGGCGTCTTCTGCTGGGCCGATAGAACCGGTGCATACTTCAGAGACTGCGACCCGCCACCCGGAATCGACCGGATGCCGAAGTAGGCAATCTGCTCCACCGCATTCTCGATGGCTCGGCGCGCGGCTAGGGCCTTGCGGGTCTCGAGAGGAACCCCGGCAAGACGGGCGCGGCGCACATCTTGGTAGGAGTAGTTGTACGACGTCCCGAGCGAAAATAGGCGGGATGAGAATTCGGCCACCACGACATCAGACGTCGGGGCATCGGCCGCGTAGTCATCAATGACCTTGGCAGCGGTGTTGTAGTTGAATTGCTGCCACGCGTAAAGCTCGGCCCCGGGGTCGACTGCAGGCATGACCGGGATAATCTTGCGTGCGGTAAGCTCGGGGAACTTGACGTCGTAGGTTCGGGACGACACTTCCGTAAGTGACCGAATAACGAACGCCGTACCCGCCGAGTCAACGCGATTAGCGTGAACCGGATCGGCCTCTAGTCCTCGGAGGGAGGCCTCATTGACCACGTGGGCAATGTCTCCACGCTCAGTCGCCCATCCGGGCATTTCGGGAGAGATCAAATCGAGGCTCATGTTATGCGGCTCCGGGGAGGTTGACGTCGACAAGAATGTACGAAGAAGTGCCGGCTTCCGCCTGGCGGGACTGAATTCCGTGGATGCCCGTAGCGACTTCGCTGCCCGCAACGGCCGAGGCCGTCGCATCCGTCAGCTTGCCGCGGTCCGTCGCCGTGGTCGAAGACGCATAGACGTTCGGGACGCCGAACGCGGGTTGCGTAGTGCCCTTCCACTCGGCGTAGACGCGACCGCGCAGAAGCACGGGAACGGTTTCACCAGCCTGATAAGCCAGGCCGCCAATTCCGTATGCAGTCACCCCGTACGAGCCCGAAGACTCTCGAGCGGACCTAAGGACCGAAATTCCAAGGGCGCCCGTCACGGTGGACGAAGACGAGAGCTGAAGTTGCTGGACCGACAGTCCGTCGGAGGCGATCTGAACGACGCGTCCGGGATTGATGGCCTCAGCCGCGACGAAGGACGTAACCTCCGAGTACGCCAGGTCGGCGATCTGTCCCGGCTCGGCGTTGTCGGGGAAGAGATTGAACGTGGTCTGACCAATCGCGAGAGGCATCTTACGCTCCTACCGTCTGAGAAAGATTGATTCCGCCGGTCTGCTCGCGCCGGTTATTGAGTAGCGAACCCGGGGCAATAACCGTGACACTTCCGGTCGATTGCCACTCGTTTGACATCTCTGTCAGGAACTTTTCGCGGGGCGAGACAACCGTCTGCGTTGAGTCCGTACGCGTGGCGGGCCCCGAGGCGCCCAAAACCGAGACAGCCGACGCGAGAGTGGGGTGGGGGGCATCCTTGTAGGCGGCCAACGCGACATCGAGGGACTCGGTCGACAAAGAATCGACGCGGTCCTTCAGCGCCGGAGTTCGCTTCGCAACGATGGCGCGCTTGATCGCGATATTGGGCTTACCCGCGGTGTCGACATCATTGGCCTTGGCCAGGGCGATAACGCTGGCGCGCTCTTCGACCAGGGCGTCGAGACGCTCAACGGGGACCTCTGCCGGGGTTGCCGCAACCTTCTTGGCCGTGGCGAGCTCGCCCTCGAGGACAGTAATTTGCGTCTTGAGCGGTTCTACGACCGACTTCAGGACGGCGTTCTCTGCCACCAGGGCATCACAACGCACTTGAAGGTCTTTCAGTTCCATGTCGATATTGTAGTCCAGAGGGACCTCATTATCGTCAGAGTCCAGTCTAAGCGCGCACGCTTCGCCCCCTCTGGGCCTCTCCGACCGGGGGAGTATCGCAATATGATTACCCGTAATATTTCGCTGAACCCCATCAAAGGATTGCCCGTCGGGGGTCACCCCCGGGGTTGGATCAAAATCCACACGATACCCGCACGAGACATTGTGTAGGTCTCCAGAGCGTACACGGGCAATAGCGGAAGCATCCCGTATAAGGAGGTCCCCGACCAGCTTATCCCCTTCGCGCCGGGGCGTACCGGACAGGTGCCCAATGGCATCCCGCCGCCAAGTATTGCAGTCCACACGGCGCTCAGCGGGATGGGAGATAGTCACGGGCGCATCCGCGAACGACGACATAGCGTCGGCACGAAAGACCTCATCGGCGGGTCGATACTCGCGACGGGGCGACCCATCGGGGTTCTGGTAGGGGAAAACCCCCGTGTGCGTCAGAACCGCGGGCACTCTGATAGAACCGTCGGGGAGTTCCCTGACACCAGAAGCGTCCAAACGTATCTCGGAATAGCGGAGTACCACGTAGAAATGATAGCGCCCGCTAAATTATGCCCGTGAGCCCCGCACTAGTATCCGCCTGTCCGTGTGTCGTCACGTCGACAGCAACCGTGTGGGCTATAGACCCCGAGGGACCTTTTTTGGTGCGAGAATCGCCCCAAAGCATAGCCGACACACCCCCCGAAGCAAACACAACGCCGGGCGGCCTGGCCCCTACGGGCACCGATAGCTACCCGCCGCCCTGCGGGTAATAGATGGCTACTTACTATCTTGAAGAAGTGAGCCCCGACTTTGATACGGGTAAACTCACATGTAAATTCCGGTACGATAATCGACCGGGGAGTCGGGTAACACGCTTCGATTCCTCGGGCGCGGCTACGGTAAACGCGGGTCTAGGTGGGCCGGCGGCGTCGACCAAAGGGCCTCCGAGAGCAGACGACTGGATTTTAGACCCACAACTACGATTTCTCCCGTTTCCGCAAATGAGGTATCGGGCCATGGCCGACTACATCTACACCATCACAAATATCAACACACAGGCCCCGTGTACAACGACTGGGCCCGCTATAGCTCTGCCCGCCATAAATAGCTCGGCCACATGGGGCGTATCGTCATCGGCCAACTTCGCGGTCGGCGAAGAGGTGTGGATGCAAACCGCCGGGTATCTACAGGTGATAGCCATACCCGATGCGCTACATCTAACACTTCTGAATCTTGGGCGCGCGGGCAACGCCGGCACGGGGACTCTAGTCGGGGCTGGGGCGCTGATCGTGGCTGCTGGGGCACCGGGGGCTTCCGTCCCCACACCATTACCCACAGGTACGGATGGGCAGCTACTTATTGCGCAACCATCGGGCGCATATGCTAGTAAGACCCTGTCGGGGGATATAACCGTTACAGACGCGGGTGTATCGACCCTGGCTGCGGCAGGCCCCGGGGCAGGTACGTATGGCGATAGTACACATACACCGCAACTGACACTGGATGCTAAAGGCCGCGTTACCGCGGTTACGGAGTTGGCGATACCCTCAGGGGGGTCCACCATATCTCCTTCGTCGGGCACCTTCGGGGACGCAACGCATGT